CTAACGCCCGCTCAGCAGCAGCAACAGCAGGCACAGTTGCAACGTGCGAATACTTTGGGCGGCGTGCAGTCCCTTGCTGATGCGCGCATAGCGCAGCGTGAGGCGAATCAGAGCCTACTCGGGGATCTAATCAACATCGGACAAGGTGTTAACAGGTCTTCTTTAGACCAGATGGGTAATGCCGCGACTGACGCAAACGCTCGTCAGCGTGCCTATGAACAGTCAAGAGCCGCGTCTAAAGCACAAACCGCCGCGACCGTTGGAGCGTTGGGGTCGTCAGCAATTCTCGCAGCCGCAGTATTTTTTTAGAGGTTTCATATGAGCTTATTAGGCGGATTTATGCAGGGGTCGGCTGGCGCGAATGCTTTTTTCGGAAGGCAGGACGCACGTCGCATGGCAGCAGAGCAGCATGAGCAGGAGACCGAGAAAAGAGGCATTGAGTTAGCT